ACCCAACCATTTCTTAAGGCAGTACAGTCTGTTGTGTTCAGAATCTCATTTTCTTTATCTTCATATGGAACACGACCAGCGAGAGCAGTGTCATTTAATAGAACATCTTTAAATGATACAAACTCAGATCCCATCTGTTGCTCTAGAAGCAAGGACTTAAATCCAGTACAATCGATGTACAGATCTGCTTTAATTCTCCAAGTCTTTGAACTACTAGGAATCATAAAATCTAGATTGCCTTCTCTGTCAAAAATAAACTCTTCGACAGTATCTCTAATCACCTTCACCCCATTGGGAATACAAATCTTTTCTTTTAGATATTGTCCGAAAGCAGTGGCGTCAAAATGATAAGCAGTATCTTTATCAAAATTATAGTTGGGTAGATACATGCTTCCATGACACATCTTGTTTGTGTTAGCAAGATGTGTGATTGAGTTATAAAACTCAGAATATGTTATGTCGAAATCTGGATGTTTTTGTTTGATAGCAAACCAGTCATCTGGTTTACAATTTTGATACAAGGATTTTCCAAAAGGATACTGGAAAGTATGACCCAGTTCTTTGAAATCATTGAACCTAACAGAAACTTTATAGGTAGCGGAAGTGGCAGACATAAAGTCTCTATCTCTACCAGATAATCCAATAAATTTTAAGAACCTATTGATGTGTCCCATTGTAGATTCTCCTACTCCAATAGTAGGAACATCTCTTGGTTCTACAACAGTAATTTCTACGCCTTTAAGATTGGTTGCCAATAAGGCGGCGGTCATCCATCCCGAAGACCCACCACCTACAATACATACTGATTTAACTTTCATAATATTCGTGAGCGAACGGGAAGCTCTCTTGATATTTATCGTTGTCCCATTGTGCTAGTTCTTGGAACAGATCTGGATCTAGTTCACCATTACGGATCTTGTCACGGAGAGTCCATTGTGTGAATGGGTTGAACTTATTAGCAGCAGCGATATAGGAGAGTCCTGTCATATTATCATGAGTCCACTGAGTTAGATCATATGATGTCATCATTTTTTTGACAACAAGAA